CCATTTCGGCGTGTGCCACTCGACCGCGAGATAGTCGGCGCGGTTGGCCTGGTAGTCTCGGGCGTCCAACTGCCCCGCGAGCACCGCCGCTTCGATGAACGCCTGCCAGGACGGACGGCAAAACTGGAAGATGAACACACCGTACTGGATCTGCTCGCACAGCCGCCGGAACGAGAGGATGCCCGCGCGGATGGAGGAGTAGCTCGTCTGCGACAGGTCGCCCGTCAGCATGTCGTATGGCATGCCCAAACCCGCTCCAATCCGCAGCAGCGTCTGCCGTTCGAACGCTTCGTAGTTGCCGCCCACGTCTGCCGGGTCGGTGAACTTCACGTCCTCGCCCGGTTCGAGGTCCATCATCGTCCCGGCTTCCAGTTGCGCCACCTGGGCGCCGGCTTCCGCATCCGGCGTGGCGCCACCGGCGGGAGTGGCCTGGGCGGCCGTCTGCTCGTTGCCGAAGAACGGATCCTCCGGGTTCTGCCTGATGATGAAGGCCATCATCATGGCCGCGAACTTCTTCCGCAGCAGTTCGGCGTCGTCGTACTGGTCTAGCTCCCACAGCCGCACAAGGGCGTTGGACAGCCACGGAATGCCGCGGAGTTGGCCGGGACGAAGCGGCCGGAACAGGTGCATCACTTCGGCGGCGGGAATCCGCAGAAGGTCAAGGTAGTTCGGGAAGAACAACCGCTCGCCGGGATGCTCCTTATAGAAGTAGTAAGCCGTGCGCCGTCCGTCCGGATCGAACTCGATGGACGCGCGGACGACATTGCCTTGCGGCGTTTCCGGAGTCGGGCGCGCGAGATAGAACGGCAATTGCTCCGTCTCGATCAACTGGAACTGGAGCGGGACCACCAACCCATCGCCCATTGGACGAATGTGCTTCCGGACGAAGCACTCGCCGCCCTCCACCATCGACCGGAATGCCAGGGCCTGAAAGCCGTAGATGTCGGTCGTGCCAGCGGTGTCGCACTCGTTGGCGAACTGCCCCCAAAGCCTTTGGATCTTCTCCTTGATGGTCTCGTCCGGATGGAGCGATTGCGGCTTGATGCCGTTGCCGATGGCGTTGCATACCCACTCGTCGATGGCCTTCGCCGCCCACCCATCCTTGCGCGCGATGTCCCGCGAGCGCGCGACGAGTTGGTCCGCGCTCTGGTACCAGACGGAGTTAACCGCATCGCGGGTGGTTGCCCACGTGCCAAGCCGCCGGCCGGCGGTCGCGCCCTCGTATGGGAACGCGCTCGCGCGCCGCGCCGGAGGTGCGGACGCACCACCACCGCCCCGCTTGAAGCGGGTCAGGAAACTGGAGAACTTGAACACTGGTTAGAAGCCTTTGCTCGACATGAGGCGGGTCTGTCGACGGCGCGTGCCGGCCTTGGCGCGGTTGGAGTTGACCATGTACTGCTGCGCCTTGATCTCCTCGTCGGTACCGCGGAACTCAACTGCGCGCCCGTCCGGAGCGACGACGCGTTTCTCGGGAGACGCGATCCGATTCAGAGAGTACTGGACCTGCTCGTCAGTGAAAGTATTTGCCATCGCTCACATCCCAAAACGCCCGCTGACTCGCCGGCTACGACGTGGGGGCGGAACCTGTGGAGCCGGGGTTGGCGCCTGCGTGGCGGGCCGTGGCGCGGCCGCGGCCGGGATACCCATGCGTGCCGCGACGGCCTGCCAATGCTTCTCCTGGAAGCGGTCAAGACCAACCCGCGCCGCCGCCGCGCGAGCGTACACACGGCAGTCCAGCGCCTCGTTGCGCTCACGCATCTTCTGCCATTCCAGCTTGCGGTAGCCCTTGACGAGCTTCGCTACCAACTGTTCAGCGGTGATCTGCTTGAAGTACTCCTCGCTGTACCGAGGGAAGTGGCAGTACCCGGGCGGGAACGGAATTCCCTGTTCGAGATCCTCGTCGGTGGGTCGCTCGAGTCGAAGCCATCGGTACAACTCTTCCTTGGCCATGCCGGAGTTGACCGGCCAGACCTTCACGCCGCGCTTCAGCTTCACCCCCAGAGGCCCGACCTCAATTGGTGACGCGGACCCGATGATGGCCGGAGCGCGCGAGTCTCCCTTGATCACCAGCACGCGCGTGCCCTGCCGCCGCGCCCACTCGTACACCTCGTTGGTCGCGTACCCGGAGTCCACAGCCATCTGGAGGATCGGCAATTCCAATCCGGTGGTTGTCGTGAACGTCTCGTTGAGCAGGCCGGTCAGGTTCTGCCACACCTGCGGCCGCGCCGTATCGCCCTCGAAGACGCGGTAGTCGACCGACCAGGACTCCTTGCCGCGGCCCCACGCGACGACCTCGACCTCGATGCGGTCCCGCTGAACGTCTGCGCCCGCCGTGATGAAGATCCCACCGCGCGGCACCAGGCCGACCTTGTACTGCTCGCGCCGGTCATAGAGAATCTTCCAGTCCGGAGCTTCGCCCAGCAGCGTCCACGTCTCGCCCAGCACCGTGTTCACGAAGACCTGGAGGAGCGACGGGTTCTTCTGCGCCTGCTCGAACTGCTTCGCCGCGTCCCCCCACGAGAACCATCCGACCGGCGAGTACAGACTGGACAGATGGAAGCCGGCGGTCTTGCCGTCTCCCTTTGCGGTCGGGCGCCACTGGCCTCGCGGCAACATCCACTGCTTCTGGTGGTTCTGAATCTGCTGCCCGCAGTGCTCGCAGACGTACGCCGCCTTCTCCGGTTCGCCTTTGGGCCACCGCAGTTGCGGGAACTTCAATACCTGGAACTCCCGGCAGACCGGGCACGGCACCACGTACTGGCGCTTGTCGCTCTCCTCGTACGCCGCCTCGATCCGCGACATGCCGGTGATTTTCGGCGTCGAGACGAGGAACACCTTCCGGCGCGAGAACGTCCTGGTGCGCGCGAACGCGAGGTTGATCGGATCTCCCTCGCCGTCCACATCGCCTGGATATCCGTCGATCTCGTCCAGGAACAGGTATCGCGCAGCCATCGACCGCAGGCCGACCGCAGAGTTCGCGCCGGTCATCACCAGCACGCCGCCAGGAAACTCCTTCGAGAGAACCGTGTTGCCCGAGTCGCGCGAGCGCGGGTCGTGGACGAGGTTCCGGAGCACCTCCGACTCCTCGATCAGAGGATCGATCCTCTGCTTCGAGTTGCGCTTGGCCATCTCGACGGTCGGCTGCACCGCCATCATCGGGCCCGGCGCCTGGTGGATCACATAACCGATCCAGTTGTTGCCACACTCCGTCCCGCCGATCTGTGCGCCCTTCATGAAGACGGTGCGCTCGATGTGCGAGGACGGCGAGAGGCAGTCCATGATCTCGCGCAGGTAAGGCGTCCGGTCGGTGCGCCACTGGCCCGCCTCTGCGCTCGCGCGTTGCGAGAGCCAGCGGTACTTGTCGGCCCACTGCGAGATCGTCAGGAACGGGTCGGGCCGGGCACCCGCCGCCGCCGATGCGCGGTAGATTTGCTCAGGCGAGGGCGTCTGCAAACTCATTTAGGGCCTTCCGGATCTCCGTGGAAAGCATCTCGTGGCACTTGGCCTCGTCTGTCTCCGCGGCAAGCATCGCGGCCACGCGGTCGGGGATGTTGAGCATGGCATCGCGGATCACCCGGTGCGTGTTGAAAGCCGCCACCTGCACCTCGTCCTTCGAAACGAGTTTGGCGACGCGCTCTTCGTACTCAATCTTGGCGAGACGCGCCTGGTAATGCTCGCGCACTGCCCGCGCCTTCGTGTACTGGCTGGCGCCGAACGTGGCGCTGTCGTCATCGCCCTGCCCGATTACCGCAGGCGCATACTCGCGTGTATTGCGCGCCCATTCCTGATCGGCGATCTCCGGATCGATACGGCCATCCGGCATGGTCGAGATGCGGCCTGCCTGGATAGCTTTCTGGACGGCCAGGACCGCCACACCACGATGCCGGGCGTATGCCCGTTGGCTCATTACCGCCATGCTCTATTTCTCGAAGGTTCCGCTTGCTATTCCGCCCGAGCGAAGTGATGAATGGGTTCGCAAGGAGATCAGCAGCAGCGGAAAGGACGAACCAACATGAAGAAGAACGCCAGCAAAACCAAGACCAGCAAGGCCCCGAAAGCCAGCAAACCGGCCTCCAAAGCCGCGCCGAAGAAGAACGCGGCGAAGGCCGTTGCGCCAGCCCTCAGCCCCGCAAAGATGGAGCGGCTCCAGGCGCTCGCCGCCTCCGGCGCCACCAACCCCGAGTTTATGGAGGCCGCGGCCAGAGCGATCATCACCGCCCCGGAGCCGACCGCCTCCGAACCGGCAGAGAAGGCGAAGCCTGAAGCCCGCGATGGCAGCAAGAAGGCGACGGTGCTCGCGCTCCTGCGCCGCGAGGGCGGCGCCACCCTAGGCGAGATCGCGCAGGCGACCGATTGGCAACTCCACAGCATCAGGGGTTTCCTGAGTGGCCAGATCGCCAAAAAGATGGGCCTCAAAATCGAAACGACCAAGGCCGACGGCGGGAAGAGGCATTACCACCTCGCGCAGTAGCCTTCGCCTGCCCATCGCCGCCCCCGAAACGGGCGGCTTTTTTCGTTCTTCCCGCGATTATTGCCTTGCCTTCTTCGCGCACCGAAGTGATGAATCGTCATGCAAGGAGATAAGCAAATGGCCAAAGCCAGAACCAAGCAGACGAAAGAGACACCCACGCCGGGATTCGCGATCCGCATCACGCCGCAAACGGAACTGGGCCTCGCGATGCTGATCGCGGAGACCGATGACGGCGCCTACGAGCCGGTCGGGGTGGTGGTCTCGGTTGCGGAGGCGCAAGAGATCGCGAAAAGCGACTTCGCCCGCCGCCTCAGTGAGATCTCGATGGGATGCGAGGACGTTGCCTGCCCCGCGCGATACGCCATCTGGGCACAGGGCCTGGGCGGCGAGTACAAACCGCTCCGCGAATACACCATCGAGGGCACCGAACCCCAGATCGAGTGGTAGCCGGCAAGGCTCCCCTCAGCCGCCCGGCAACGGGCGGTTTCTCAGTTCATGGCCACGGCATTCTCCCTTGCCAGATCGCTGAACGCCACGTCGGTCCCTTCCTGAACAGCCCGCTGCCCCGTGAAGTCCTGCCAACGCTTCACGATGACGTCACAGTACCGCGGCTCCAACTCGACGAGCCGGGCCGCCCGGCCTGCCTTCTGGCAGGCAATCAGCGTACTGCCGCTGCCGCCGAAGGGATCGAGCACGGTGTCGCGTCCCTTGCTGCTGTTGCGGATGGCTCGCTCCACCAACTCCACCGGCTTCATCGTCGGGTGCAGATCGTTCACCACGGGCTTCTTCACGAACCACACGTCTCCCTGATCGCGGGCGCCGCACCAGAAGTGCTCCGTACCTTCCTTCCAGCCGTAGAGCATGGGCTCGTACTGGCGCTGGTAGTCCGACCGTCCCATCGTGAACGTGTTCTTGGCCCAGATGACGAACGTGGACCAGTGGCCGCCGGCCTCGCGGAAGGCCTTCTGAAGCGTGTGTAATTCCGAAGACGACATGCAAATGTAGACGGCGCCCTTGGTGACCGCCAGCAGATTGACGCAGGCGGCGCGCAGGAAGCCATCGAAGGCCGCTCCGAGATTGTCGTTAGCAATCTGCCGTTTCTTCCCGCGCAGTTTGTCCTTCATCGTCGCGCCGTAGTTTACGTTGTACGGCGGGTCGGTGAAGACCATGTCGGCGAGACCGCCGGCGAGCACCTTCTCGATCGCTTCCATCTGAGTGGCATCGCCACACAGCAGCCGGTGCTCGCCCATCACCCAGATGTCGCCCGGCGCGGTTACCGCCTTGGCCGGCGTCTCCGGCACGGCGTCATCATTGGTCAGGCCCGCCGAGTCGGCCTCGGGGTCGGCGAGCAGCTCTTCAAGTTCATCGTCGGTGAATCCGGCGAGGTCGAGGCTGAAGCCGTCCTCTTCGAGCGCGGCCAACTCGACGCGCAGCATCTCCTCGTCCCATCCGGCGTTGAGCGCCAGCCGGTTGTCCGCGAGGACCAGCGCACGGCGCTGCGATTCGGTCAGGTGGTCCAGCACGATCACCGGAACCTCGGTGGCCCCGAGCTTCCGGGCAGCCTGCAGGCGGGCGTGGCCGGCGATAACAATTCCGTCGGCGCCGGCAAGTATGGGGTTGGTCCACCCGAACTCGGCGATCGAGGCCGCGATCTGGGCGACCTGGTCGGCACTATGCGTGCGCGCATTCCGGGCGTAGGGAATGAGTTTCTCGACCGGCCACATCACCACCTGCAGGTTCGTCATGCGGTTTTGGGTTGGGTGGATTTCTGAAACAGGCCGAGCGCGTTGTGCAGGTCGACGATCTTCGCGATCATCGGCACCACCACTGCGACCAGCTTGTCCCAACTGAATTGCTTCGCCAGGTCCGCGCTCCCGTCGTAGGCCGACTTGATCACGTCCAGCACAAGTTCCAGCTTCTTGTTGCCCTGGCCGGGCAGAGGAATCGCTTGCTCGACGGCCTGAACCGCCGCCAGGACCAAGGGGAAGATCTTGAGGATGATGAGCAGGATGTTCATTGCTTTGTCTCCGGTGAGAAGGCGGGGCGGCCACGGGACCGCCCCGGTTTGGCTACGCCGTCTTCGGCTGCGCCTGGTTCACGACATCGGCGATCGCCGTGGTCGCGGTGGCCAGCGCCTGTACGATCTGCTGGAGGGTGGCCAGCACCGGCGTGATGGTGGCGTCCACCTGCTTGGCGACGGCGGCGGCCACGGCCTGGGCATCCACGCCCACGCCGGCGGCGCTCACGTCGGTGGCGCGGTTGGCGGGAACGGCGCCCGCGGTCAGGTTCGAGCCGGCGCCGCGCGAGATCGGGTTGAGCTCGTCGGTCCACAGGGCGTCGGCCGCCACGTCGGCGTGCCGAATTGCCTGCTTGCCGACCATGTTTGCGGTCTCGACCGCGTTCTGCAGGGCCTGCGACGCGATCTGGTTCAGGCGCGTCTGCTCGGTCAGGGCCTGGCGCGCGGCCTGGATGTCCAGGTCCTGGTACACGTCATACGTGCGCTTGATGTTGGCGTAAGTCACCCGCTGGTTCTCGTTGTGGGTGGCACCGCCGGTGGCGTTGGCGTTCTTGAACGATTCGTCCGTCCCGGTTTCGAACTCGCGTTCGGCCTGGTTCGGAGTGGCTACTTCGGGCATGCTGGTTTTCTCCTTGGGTGGAATGGAATGAATCAATCGGTCTTGCGCGCCGTCGCGACGACGCTAAAGCACTCGCCAGTTGCGGCGAGCGTTGGCTCGGTTCGAGATAGCTGCTCGATGCGTTGCAGGATCACATCGCAATACCCGGGCGAGATCTCGCAGCCGTAACCGGCGCGGTCGAGTACATGCGCGGCGGCTATCGTTGTTCCGCTCCCGAGAAAGGGATCGAACACGATGTCGCCGGGATCGCTGAAGGCTTTTACGAAGAACTCGACCAGCCCTCGGGGGAACGGTGCGGAGTGGGATCCCTGGCTGCTCTCGCTCTTGACGTCGATCACGTTCGACGGGCGCGCAATCCCGGCGTGACGGCCCTCCATGTTCTGGAGGTTCTGGTGGCTGGTCTGCCACGCGCCTTGGTTCCTCCCGCGATCTGCCGCCGCGCCGCGAGGTCCGGTCCCCAGCAGGCCGCTGCCGGAAGTGGACTTCGGGTTGCCGGGCGAGTAATCGAAGCAGTCGTCCGACCAGTGCCCGACATCCCTGGGCCGGAATTTGATCTTCTCCTGCCGGCAGAAGTGAAAGACCGGCTCCCAGGCGTTCTTGAACCGGTTTCCCCAGCCGCCCGGCACGCCGTCGTCGGTCTTCCGCCAGCAGAGTTCATCGACGAAGCGCCAGCCCCACTGCTCCACGTGCGCGATGGTCAGCTTCTTGACGTAGAGATTGCGCTGCCCTCCATCGGCGTGCTCCTTGATGTTGAGGAAGTAGGAGCCATCGGGCGTCAGAGATGCGGCCACGTTCGCGGCGACTTCGCGAAACCAGTTGATGTACTCACCCGGCGGCACGGGCCGAAAGCCGCTCGACGGATCGTACGCGCGTTGCGAAGCGTAAGGTGGCGATGTGATCGCCACGTTCGCGGCGGCCCCATCAAACACTCGGGCCACGGTCGCATGATCGCGGCAGTCACCGCAGATCAGCCGGTGCCGTCCAATCGTCCACACATCGCCGGGGCGCGTGACGGGCGCGACCGGCGGCTCGGTGACCGGCTCTTCGCTATCGGGTTCAGCATCGGGCTGCTGGTCAGCGCCAAGCAGCGCCTGCAACTCGCCATCCGAGAACCCGACGAGCGCCAGATCGAGTCCTTCGCGCTCGAGTTCGCTCAACTCCGCGGCGAGGGTGGCCTCATCCCACCCGGCGCTCTCGGCCAGGCGGTTGTCGGCAATCACGTACGCGCGCCGCTGAGTCTCGCTGAGGTGATCCAGCACCACCACCGGCACCTCGGCGAGGCCCAACTTGCGCGCCGCCAGCAGCCGTCCGTGGCCGGCGACGATCCCGGCGCTGGAGTCCACCAGGATCGGAGCGTTGAAACCGAATTCGACGATGGAGGCGGCGATCTGGGCCACCTGCTCCGGCGAGTGAGTCCGCGCGTTTCGCGTGTATGGCACGAGCCGGCTGGCCGGCCAGACCTCGATTCGCCGCGCCATCGCGGGGGTGATTACAGCGGACGTCATCGAGCCTTATGCGAAGAGTTCCGTTTGCCTGGGGTCGGGAGCTTCGGGCGGCCGCCCTTGCATCACACGCTGGCGCCCACTCAATCGGCGCCGGCCGGTTTGCACCCGGATTTCGTCGAGCCAGATCTTGTAGGGATGATGCATGCGCGGCCCGAAGGGATATGCGGCTCGCAGCGCCGCCCGGATCTCATGTTCCGATCGTCCCGCCATAGCAGCGAGCACTTCCTTGACGATCGGCGCGGCCTTGCGCCGCCAGTGCGATAACATCACGCCTCGATGCCGGCCGCCAGCGCGTCCACTATCACCCCGGGTGATAGTCGATGGTGACTACCTCTTTTTTCGCGTGACGCTGGCGGTATTGTGCAATCGCGTAACGCGCCGGCGTTTTCCGCCGGGAAGGACCCAAGAGTTTCGACGTCCGATGGCGGGCATGCATCAGCGGCATCACCGGTCGCGCCGCATGCCCCGCAGCGGAAACGTTCGCCGACATCATGGTAGCCCGTCTGCGAGCAGATCCCGAAGTCGAACTCCTCGATGCTGATGTGGTCGCTACCGCATTCGGGGCACATGGGAAACCTCAGGCGGCCGTCAAGCAATCCAGCAGCACGCGCAGGAAGATGGGCCGGACATCATCCGGTGCCAGGTTGTGTTCGTCTGCGTGCGGCTCGCCGAGCGGACGCAGGCGGAAGCAGCGATGGCCGTCGCCGAGTCGCTGACGCAGGCAGTACTTCGTGCCCTTGTAGTCGGACAGGAACGATGGCTTGGGTTCGCCCGGCATGTGCCGGAGGATGGCGCGGGCGATCCGGCCTTTGGGATGCTTCACGACGCGCGACACGCGGTCCATGCCGACAAGACGATCAAGACGCTTCGCGTCAATCCACTGGAGGAGTTGGCCGTCGTAAGAGTAGAGCGGGATCTCTCGTTCCATACGCGCACACTTCACCTGAAGGAGTTGCGGGATGGAGTTTATTCGGACGGTCCCGACAGTCCGTTATGGAGTGGAGGCGCGTTGCCGCGTCTGAGATGATCCTCTCACGAAGAGAGATTGTTGTCAATCGCGAAATCGCGACAAATGCCGTGCGCATATTCGCGGAGCGCGACCGGTGTCTCCCTAGGAGCGCTCGTCGGCAAGCGACCACTTGGGAACGGTGGTTCCCATCATCTCTGCGCAGGGTGCCCATGATTTGTCGCTCGCATCATTGAGGAAGATCAAACCTGGTCCGGCACCGACGCAGGAGATCGCACGCATTTGTGGCGGGTGATTTTCGCCGAACACGAAACGGTAGTACAGCCCCTTCGTGAGCAGGCTGTAGACGATACCCGGATTGTCAGTAACGCGGCTTGGGACGAAGCATGTGTTCTGAGAAAGGAAATCAGTTGCCACCGTGGCTGTAACTGCGAGAGCATCCTCCGGGAATTCGGTTTCGCCGGCGAGGTAGCCCCGCACCAACTCTAGGTGCGCCGGGTCGAGAGTGACGGACGTCGAGTCGCCGTCGAACATGCGCCAGGGCCGCACTGCGGCGCGCCACAGGATGCTCATTCCGAAATACCCGATCTTCTCCCCTGACAGTCCGACAGCGGGGCACAAGAATGCGGTGTTGGTTGCAGTCCGGTAGAGCGGCAACGCGAGGTTGAGGCGATCGAGGAGAGGAAACCTTCGGCCACTGTTGAGAAGCGGGACGACGTAGTTCTCGCCGTTCTCGCTGAAGCGGCGCTCGCACGCGCTGCACAGGAGCGGCTGCTTCATCTGGTAGTCGCTTTGGAGGGAGACCCTACGCGACATCAGGACGGGACTCAAATTGCCGTTCGTTGAGCGCCGCAGCAGTCGGTAGACGCTCTTGGGGAGAAAGTGGCTATCGTGGAGCTTACCGACGGTTCCGCAGAGCGCGCAAGTTCCGATCTGCAT